GGTCGGTTGCGGTAGTCGATACCAAAACCCATCATATCTGATACACACGTTCCTGCAGGATCCGGGATACATTGATCCGGGCGCAGGGATTCTGGGACCACTTTGACCCCAGGTATATCTGTCGCAGACAGGACTCCGTCCGATCCGCGTGAAACTTGCTTGTCGGTGAAGGTCTCGACGTTCATCTTGATGATACCGGTGCCAAACAGAGCAGCGTTGGTGCATGCTTCTGAGATGACACCCTTGGTGTTCACCTTATCCAGGTCCTCACGGAGCTGGTCACGCATCAGCATCATGTCGACTTTGTCTTGGTCCTGCACGTCATCCGGGATGTCAAACCATACCTCACGGGACAGCAGAGCCTCTTCGACTTCAGCCACGGACATTTCGATTGCTTGCGCGAGTGCCGGGGCAATCAGTCGTGATCGCTCCGATTGTCGGTTCTTGTCGGCTTCGCCCCAGTACCCACGCCACATGCGCCAGTACTCAGCCCACCGCTTTGCTTCGGGCAGACGGTTCCGATAATCTCTCCACGGACCTACCCGACCTACCACCCAGTCGGTCAACTGGTGTCCCGGTGCGGTCTTTACAGACCTACCGTTCTGGCTGATCTCATCTGGATTATCTACCAGAATCTCTATGCCCATGCTTAATACCCTGATTCAAGATCGAGTGGTTCCCATTGGTCCTCAAAGAGTTCCGGGTCCACCCAATTTACAGACGCGAGTTGGTCTGCATATGCTAATGAGTCGGGACCGTCATCGTGAGAAAGCGGGTCACCAAGGTCAGCACACTGATCCAGGAACCAATTGTTCCAGGGACCTTCGACCAGATGAATCTGACCTCGTTGTGCTCGTCCCTGCAGTGCCCAGACGATGCGATCCAGTTTTTTCGTGTTACCGTGCTTGAGAGGGTGTGGGGTAATGAATCTATTCAGCCTCCGCATCTCGTCTTCGAGATACCCAGTGAGTGCATTCGCCAAAGCCCCCTGCTCGATACCAAGGAGGCATCCAGGGTTGTTTCCGCACGTTCTCATGATTCGGAGAGCGACTTCCCGGACATCCCAGTGTCCGTGCTCCATATTGAGGACATACCAGCCCTCTGGACCAATCCAGGTGGTGCAGATGACAGTCTCATCAGTTCGAGGCTTGTGTTTGCCATCAGACTTCGCATAGCCAGCCAAGTCGACGGTTACCGCGATCTGTCCCTCGTAGTGGGGGTTTTCCTTCACAATCTTGAACCATTCGGGCTTCAAGTGCTTCCCAGCTCCAGAAACGAAGCTCGCTTCCAGTTCCTGGCGAATATGGTCTCTCGACCCACCTCTACCGGCCAATACCCGCTTCAGCTCGTTGCGAGCCAGCAATGGGTTGTCAACCGACTTGAAGTGGAACGCTTCCCACTCATCCCACGGGGAGGTCATCCCCATCTCTTCTGCATCCCAATTTGGTGGGACAGGCTTCTCCAAAGCTCCGATAAACAGCTTGAAGAAGTGATTCTTACCTTTCGGTGTACCAATGAAGAGGGCATCGCCCTCCACGTCCATCAAAGCCGGTTCAATGATCTCTTCCCAGACCTCTTCCTTCATATCCGCGTACTCATCGAGCACCACGTAGGAATAACCCTCACCACGGAGACTATCCGGGTTATCGGCACCCTTAATGAAGATCTGACGACCTGAGACAAGCTCGATCCATCCATCATTGACGTTTTCACGCTTGATGAAGCCACCCTGCTTGGCATAACCGAGCAGTAGGCGTAGCTTGGGCCACATGACCCGTCGAGCCTGGTCAGCGGTCGGTGCAACGTAGTAAACCTTATTCTCAGCAGTCAGCTTGTATTGCTTGTGCGTGAGTTTAAGTGCTGCGATCCCCAAAGTTGCGGCGGCGTAGTGCGACTTACCAAAACGTCGACCTGCCGCTACGACCTTGAACCTTGCCGGGCTATTATTGATCGCAACCTGCCCCGGATGGAGCTTTACGTTGAACTGACCCATAAGGAGTCCTTAGTCTCGTCGAGTGATACCCAACGCTCTATCGGCAGCAGCACGAGCATTGCTGTTGCGGTTGTTCCGCTTAACAATCTTTCGTGCAGCCTTGCCAGCCTGACCGGGGGTCTGTTTAGCCAGCAACTTACGTTTGGCAGAATCAGTCAACTCGACTGGCTGGTGCTTCTTGCCTGTCTTGGAGTTCGTAGCCATTACGTGCGGCCTTTACCACGACTGGTGGACTGATTGTCGGACTGACCAGATTTGCCTTGAAAGTTAGGCGGCTGGTGTAGACGATGTTTTGTCGGGCCTTTACCAGAGATGTTTCCACCACCAGCTTGTACTCCAGAGCCTGTGACATCGGGAGATTGATTTTGCTTATTAGCCATTTGATTCCTCATGTTCGATCACTTCTCCAGGCTCAATTGTTACCTCAGCCTGGGTCAAGTTCTCGATTTTGATTATGATTTCGGGATTGTCCTCTCCATGCTCTTGTGCGACCTTCACGTTTGGCATGAATTTGTCCAATATGAGCTTAGCCGCTTGGACGTTACCCTCCATAGCCTCCGCAGCCATCGAAGCGATGATTGCCTTGACTACTTCAGGATTGGCACCCTCTCTGAGAGCGAGTTCCATATCCTCGTTGAGTTCCGTTATGCGGTTTCTTTTACCCTTAGGGCGACCTTTCGGGTTTCCTGATTGCCCAGGAGCGAATTGCCCTGAGGGAGATCGGATCACCTCCTTATTGTCGAGATACAGCTCCGGGAGCCGCTTCTCTTCTTGTTCATCTGTCATGTCCTCTCCCAAAGACACATCTCAGCCATTTCAGCAGCCTCGTTAAGAGGCGAGCAATAAAGGGGCTTCGGGTTCTACTCCGTCCGAGATATTGAATCCAAGTGTGTTGGAAAGGGCAGATTCATCTCCCCCTTCGTCAACTGCGGTGAGTGCGAGGACGTTACGTCCTTCTGGAAACTGGTCCAGAGGGGCACGATAACTGCCATCAGCCTGTAAAGTACCGACCACAACGTAAAAAGGACCGTTGTCGGTGAGGACCGTGTCCGTAGACGACCGGTACAGGTTATAGTTGAGACTCCCGACGATAGGGGAGCCATCTACGTTCTGTGTGGGAGCCTGCCAGCCAAAATCGCCTGGGTTGGTTCCTTTTTCAATATCTGCCATGCTGTATCCTTACTTTCTGCTGAACACATTGCGAATACGCCGACCTATCGCACCCAATCGGAAGGATCCGAGGGGCTTATTGACAGTAAAACTGGCATTTTGCTTGATGTTGTTGTGATAGAACGTCCCAGGGGACCTTGCCGACATGAATTGAGTCGCCATATCGGGTTGCACCCCACCAAAAATGTACTCTGGATACCTCCCGTTCTTTTTGAACAGGATGAATAGCTCATTGGTGAGGGGATTGTAGCCGATTCGCTCTATTGCAGAGCTGTTGGTAGGCTTTCTGTGGATCATTCTCTTGGAATTAGCCATGAGGTGGCTTCCTCGCCGCCTCTATGACTGCTGCCTCTATGACTTTTTCGTCAATGAGGTCTTCAAAAACAATTTCCGGGTAGCCTATGGCATCATCCGGGATAAATTCATCAATTTTCCGACAGGAGCGGGTCTTCTTGGTCGAGAAGCGCGTCGACATCGACATCACAGTCCTCCAGGTTAATTCTGCGGGGAGGGACTCCTTCCAGTCTTGCGCGGCGAAGCCGCTCCTGCTTCCGAGCCTTATGGATCTTTCGGAGCTGGTCTGGTGACCGGAAGCGCCCCAAAGGACCTCTCTTAGTCATTACTTACTCTTTTTGTAGTCGTTGTTGTCTGTGGTGCGATCAGAAGGGCTTCTGAAAGCTGGACTGCCTGTGGTCTTCGGTGACTTACTGTTGCCACCTGAGGCATTGCCGCCACCGGATTGATTCATTCCATCAGTTGATTGTTTAGCCATTGAGATCTCCTGGGACCTGGTCTGACCCATGAGATCAGAGTTTCGTTGTGTACGCCTATCCGTCTTTGTATTCTTTAATCGCCATGCACGCAGCTTCAAACATCCAATATGTCATCAGCGCAGGCACTATCCAGTCGTACCAGTTTACCTCAGCCATGGGGCTTCATCTCCGTTGTGTACGTTTGGTTGGCGATCCCTCCCGGATTCGAACCGAGGTAGACTTCCTAGACAGGGAAGTGCATAGCCACTCTGCCAAGGGACCGGATAAATTTGTTGGCACTGTTAGGGAATTTAACCCCTCCGAGTATACAGGCGCTTTCGGATAAATACTCTGCTGCTTTAAGGGGGATAAACTCGCAGCCCCACCTACATGTTTGGTGCCCAGGCGAGGGATCGAACCCCGGACCTTTGGTTTACAAAACCACTGCTCTGCCATCTGAGCTACCCAGGCATATGCCCCGTTGCGGGGCTGGTTCCACAGGGCACGGAAGAATCCCCACCCAAAATATGAAACAGCTTTAAGACACGAAGTGTCAATCAGTCGTTCGATAATGCATTTGCATCATCTCACTTCATACCTCTCTTATTTATATTATCCAGAAAACAGATCAATCCGCAACCCCTAACATCATGAATATTTTTCAAGTTGAGTATCAATTCTGTTCTCTTGACTTCGTCACCGAACAGGGAAAGTTCACTGAAAGATAATAAATCTCTTATTTTTCAAACTCTTACCATAAGAAATCTCTTATCCCCCCAACTCTATCCCCCCAGTTGGGTTCCAGTATTTTGTCGTTTTATAAGTGACTGCAGCTACCTGCAAAAAAACCCGCCTGGCATAAGGGATGCCCCTACTATAACTAAATGATCTATGAAAAAACTTGACACGAGAAAGTAAGTGTGGGTCCAACATTCACATTGCCCCAACACTTAGATCAATCAGTTATATGCTTATAACAAAACGGTATTAGACATGGTCGCTCATTGCTGTATAATGATTACATCAGCTCAGGGATTACACCCTGGCACCGGGACGCACGGTATACCGCGAGGTACGATCCACCCACCCGGACGCAGCAGTCGA